AGCAAATATGCTATCCAGATCGTCGTCACTGCGGATAAGCACACAACTAGAAAACTGTTTAGTTGGAGTGCCAAGACCAGCCAACACAGGTGTAGCAAGAGTAAACAAGCCATCTGACGCACAGTTGTAATACTCTTTGATGTAACGCATACGTGCTGATCCAGGTTCTTCTTTATGAAAGACCGTAGCGGCCGCGACCATGTACCTAATTTGTGGAGTCTCATAGATCTCCTTCGTAGCGCGATTGCGTACAAGATACTTCTCAATAAGTTGTTCAATTGCTGCATAGCTATATCCTTCATCTTTGTCATGATCCAGCATGTCATTCATGCGGTTCCAATCTTCTTCAGTATACCAATCAAGAAGTTCAGATGTGTATAAGCCGGTGGCTACATTCTTTTTTACAATTTCATACAGGTGCGGAACATCATATTGTCCATAGACATCTTTACGCAACATACTCAAACGCTGTTTGCCAGCCACAAACTGATAGTTGGTATGGCCTACATCTGGATTTGATTCTATATCAATCAAATCTACAATGGCTCGTAAGGTAATACCATCAATTTCTTGAGTGGTGATACCATCATAAAAATGCAACTGTGCTTTGATTTCAATCATACTCTGACTTACGTCAGCAATGCCTTGGCAAACCTTGGCAACCTGTGCCTGCCACTTTTCAATATGCAGTGGCTCTTTCGATCCGCTTCTTTTAACTACTGTAATCTGCGTCATTCTACTCTCTATCGTTTTAATTGTACTGTTTACTGCTAGATAATTTGATCCTGCTGGTACTGCCTTTTGATTTTTACTTCTTGGAAGGTATTTACGATGTTGTCAGGGTTCCAATTAAGTATATATTTTTCTTTTGCTACCAGGACTAAATTAGTGCCATCTTCAGTTAAAATCAAGGTTGTAGGGGCCATATCCGCACGGTCCAGCATACTGATAGTATACACTATTCCAAGCCCGCGAGCAAGATCGCAATAGACATTGTCGCTCAAAAGTTGCCAGGGATCTGGCCAAGTTGGTTGATCGTCCCAATGTAGATAATAAGGACGCCACGGAGCTTTAAACCACCACTGATTAATGGAGGCTAGTGCAGTTTCTATAGGGGAAGTTTGACAAGACTCTCTTAATCGATTCCAGGAATCGAGTCTTTCACTAAAGGTTTGGTGCCACATCAACTAAGACGATTGATAGAATAGTTAAAGGTAGCGGCTTGGCCGGTTGATGTAGTAGTGTATTGTATTACCGCATTGGTTCCAACTTGTGTAACAGAAAGAGCTACTCCGGTGCTGGTATTTTCAGTATAGTCTTCGTTGTAGGTCAAGTTACTTCCAGCTGGATTAAAATCTACAGTAATTGTGCCTCTTCGAAACGCAGTGCCTCGAGCAATTCTGTATTCAACTGTAAATGATGCAAAAGCAAGAGATATCACTGTTGTGGGACTACTGGTATTGTCTGCCAGACTTGTAGTTACACCATTGTATATTGCATAGGCTCCAAGTTGTACATTGTCTGAATTGTCCATGCCAAAACTGGTAGTAGAATTAATATTAACTCTTGGTTGAGTGGTTGCATAAACGCTACTGCGTTCAAACATGTCGCCTACACTGGCATTATTGTTGCTGAGTATGTAAATTACTGCGGCAGCCGGATTGGTAGTGCCTTGAAAATGGTTGGCTACATCATAAAATATATTGTGTGCAGAAACATTAAGTTCTACATCGCCAAAATAGATTCCGTTGTTGTAGATATTATCAAACAAATTGCTGGTTATTCTAAACCCGGTAGCACCGCCATTGACCACTGTACCACTTCCTAGTACTATACCTTGGAAATGAGTGTCAATTTTAGAATTGGTAACTGTGATTCCCTTGACTTGATTATTGGTTTCAATGGCATAAGTGGTTCCGCCAAACTGGCAACCGTCAAAAACAATCTGCTCACACACCAACCCTGTGGTGCTGTCAAATGCAACGCCGCGTGTATCATCTGCGTCTGTAATTAAATCAGCTGTGGTCAGTGGCCCAAAGAAATTAACATTTTGAAAACGACAGTTAGTTGCATCTTGAACAAAGAAAATATCAGTAGCACCATCTAGACTTTCAAAACCCATGTTAAGCACAGTGATATATGTTGGTGGTGTGGCTCCGTTGTTTCCAATCTGGGCACCCGTTTGTTGACGACTATCTGCGGTTCTGGCCACACATGCATTTAGTGTGCTGTCGCCGGTACTGTCCAGTTGAATAACGCTGTTGTCGCCACCTTCACCATACAAAGTAGCGTAAGGAGGAATAAGAATTGGGTCAGTGATTCTATAAACACCGGCTGGAAAATACAAACTGCGACGAATTTGTGGATTTACTTCTCTGCAGAACAATTGATACAAGGCTCTGTTGATAGCATCAGTATCATCTGTGACACCATCACCTGTGGCACCGAAGTCTGTAACTGAAGCAAATTGATCTAACCATGTTTGTAAACTTTGGCTAATTGGTGTGCTGGGTGTAGGGCCTGTTTGTACCGTGTAACCAGCGGCTTCGCCTTTGTAGGTATAATTTGTTTGAAATGCCAGAATGTCACTGAATTCTGTCAGGATCTCAGTGTTGCCAATAACTGGAGCACCATCTTCAAGAGTGCCATTGCCGATCCAAAGCTGGCGAGTATCTGTTGACCAGCCAAGCTCAGCACCAGCCAATTGTGGTAAATTTTCAGCTAAACCTTTGCGGTTTGTGATACGAGATATTTGTACAATAGCCAATTTAGTTGTCCTTGAATTCTATTCAGTATTTAGCTGAATTAGGCTTGTAGGTAGTACTGCTCTAAACGCTTCCACCACTGGTCTGCCCAGTAGTCAAAATCCTTGCTTTCTAGCGTAAATTCTTGATATACTGGTTGTGTAAGCAAGTTCCCCATGTCATCTGTATTGGGCTTGACACACATGAGCACTACACCTTTGCGAATGTTAGTTCCATATACTTCGTTGTGTGCTAGAGCATAAGCTACCAGCTGTAAGTAATAGTCAGTGATCCACTCTTGCTTCTTGGGCTTGTTGGTTTGTTTAAAGTCTATAATACTTTCGTCTTTTTGATGTATGCCCACACAGTCTGTGGTTCCAGCATACAGCTTGGGGAAATACAAGGGAATCTCTACACCCCAGAACTCATCAACATTTTTAAGTCCGTCATCGATGACAGTTTGAGCCATGGCATGACTGGCCCAGCCAAATGGATTGGTGCCGCGGTCTTTAAGCTCACCAGTCTTGACATATTCTTCCAAGTAGGTGTGCATACGTGTGCCGCGATTGGCAGCTTCTGTAGTGATTTGTTGTGCCTTGGCATGACCGACATTCTTACGCCATTGCTCAAGTGCGGCTCGGCTTTCTGCTGGTTTGGTTTTGTCTAGTATAGTTGTTACACTAGGCACCTTACTTCCGTCTGGACAAGAATACAAGCGTTTGCCTTCTTCACTGGTACGGCTTAGTTCGTAATAGTTAAATTTTGGATTGTACATGTTGTGGTCTTATTATATTCTGCTTATGTGTTTGAACAATTGCGACTTGTATTTAGAAACAAAGCCAGGATCAGTATTTGACAATTTTAGAAAATCCTCCGAGTGATTTGTAATTTTTTGATGTTTTAATCTGAATATAGCACACATTTTTTTTGCTTCATTGTAATTCATGATGTCACTTTCCCAGTTAACTTCCTCTACAAGATCGCTGTCAGGTGATGGTATTTCTCTAAATCCATAACGAGTTAGGTCTAATCCAAACTGACTATGCCAAACTTCATATCTTTTTTTGATCATAAACAACGGAGAATAATATGCACTGTCCAATGGGATGTCATCTGTTAACAATCGATTCATAGTGTTGTTAATACTTTCTTTGCTTTCTTGTGGAAGCCCACAAATGAAACTGCCATGCAGGTGTACAGAATCTCCGTAAGTATTTTTTATATGCTTAATAGTATTGACTTGGTCGTTTGGATCAAACCCTTTCCCAATTAAAGTGCCAACTTTTTTGTCTAGAGTCTCAATACCAAAAAACATCCATCTTACACCAGTCCGTATAAGTTTGTCTATGGTCTCAGGGTGTTTGGCCAACAAATCTAATCTTATATAACTCCAAAACAGTGGACGGAACGGTAAACTTTCAACAATATCCAACATTATATCTATTTTTTCTTTGGTATCATTATAGGTATCATCTAGCAAGCGATAGGTAGTGATGTTGTATTTTTCATAATTGTATAACAATTCATTTTTTATAGTTTCGTAATGCTTTAAGTAATCCAAATTCTTTTTGCCGTTAAGTCTAAAACTACAAAATTTACAACTAAACACACACCCTCTGGATATTTCAAGTGGCAATGGTTCACCTGTCATTACAATATCATCATCACACCATTTCATGGTACTGTTGGCAAAATCAAATCCTTCGGCTAAACTATCGTCAACAATTGTAATTTTATGAATATTACGTCGAGATTTTTTTAGTTCTGTGCCCGACTTCAAATGCTGTGCAAGATTTACAATACTCAAATCAGCATAGCCAATGACAGCATAATCAACATTGGGATTATAGATATCAAAAAATGTTCTACAACCTCCTAGTACTATTTTACAGTCAGGATTGATAGTTGTTAAATGCTCAGCAAATTCTTGCTCAATTTCATTGCCATGTGGCAAAAAGTTTTGAAATGCTGTTTTGCTGTTACGAAGAGGATGATGTAACTTTAACCCAGTATCCAAAAATGTGTTTGAAAATCCAACAAACAGCGTATTATCTCCAACAGATAAATCTAATATTTTTTTGAGTTCATTAAGATCAAAGTCGTGTAAATGATTCACAACCAATGTTTGAAATCCAGCTAATCTTAGTTCGTGAGCACATTTATGGGCTCCAAATGTCTTAACTGGTATCTCTTTAAAACCAGTAAACAATACTATATCGTAAGTCATTTGTAAATTGATTCTGCTATCAAACTCTAAAACTTTCTCCGCATCCACAGCGGTCTTTTTCTAGGGGATTAGTAAATTCAAAGCCTTCATTAAGTCCTTGGCGGACATAGTCTATTTCTAAACCATCTAAATACGCTGAACTTTTGGGATCAACAACAATGATGAACTTATCCTGCTCATATGCAATATCTTCTGGATTGACTTTATCAATATATTCTAACACATAAGCAAGTCCACTACAACCAGTAGTCCTAACTCCAAGGCGAATGCCTAGGCCTTGCCCACGTTTAGTCAAGTTTGCAACAATTTTTTTAGCGGCTGTTTCAGTTACTTGAATCATGCTTGCTTCTATAGTCTGCTACCGCAGCCTTAATAGCGTCTTCCGCAAGGATACTACAATGGATCTTAACCGGCGGGAGACCGAGTTCCTCTGCAATCTCAACATTCTTAATTGATCCTGCCTGCTCCAGCGTTTTACCCTTGACCCACTCGGTAACGAGCGAACTCGACGCAATAGCCGATCCGCAACCGTAAGTTTTAAATTTTGCATCTACTATGATTCCTTCTTCCACTTTGATCTGTAGCTTCATCACATCACCGCAAGCAGGAGCACCAACCATGCCCGTGCCTATGGTGTCGTCTATTTCCATTTTGCCCACGTTTCTGGGATTCTCATAATGATCGATTACTTTTTCTGAATAGGCCATTGTATACTCCTTTGTATATTATAACATGTTACTAGATTATTTACAACAGTTTTGGTTATTGGCGACGCTTCATTGCCGCTTTGGCATTGCTATCTACCACTGCACGGGCTTGATCTACACTCATTCCGGTTTCGGCTTCAGTGTTACCTTTGAATCGAACCACACCTGAATTAGGCTGTAGTGGTTCTAGAATATTTTTAAGTGGGTCACGACTAATGAGGTCGCCTAACATATCTAAAGTCACATTAACACCAAGGCTTTTGGCCGCTTCAATAAATGCAGTTTGACTGATTTCTTTTTTGGCGGCTTCGTCATCACTACGACCCATCAAAAACTGGCTCAGAGCCATGAGTTTTATTGCGTTGGGATCAGCTACTTCAAAAATCCGCATCTTTATCTACGGCCACGGCCTAGACCAGCTGCTGCAGGTTCTATGTTGGCATCCATTTCAGCATCAATATCTTCTTCGCCGCCTGGAACAGGAACTTCAGCATCAACAGCAACTTGTTCTTCACCTGGCATTGGTGCTGCCATGTCTTGACCTGGAACTTGTGGAGCTTGTCCAGTTACCACACCAAGTGCAGCTTCCAACTGTTGTTTGGCACCTTGCAAGTTTTGTAGTAGGCCACTGAGTGCGGCACTAGCATCACCGTTGAACTGAGTAGCTTGATCAACACCGACTTCGTTCTTGATATTGTCTACTAACGCAGGCAAGTCTTTGAACTGCATGGCACTGATTTGTTCACTCATCTTCTGTACTTGATCAACCATGTCTTGACTGGCCAATACAACTTGAGCTTGTTGAACTTCGCTGGCTTCACGCAAACGACGGCTCAAACGAGTTTCCATTGTGGGCATGTTCATTTGTTTTTGTAAATCTGCTTTTTGTTTTTGCAAGGCTGCAATTTGTTGATCAAGCTGTTTGCTTTGATCTTGTGCTTGACGCTTTTGTTGAGCTACTTGAGCAGATTGTAGTGCAGCTTGTTTAGCTGGATCAGCGGGCATGCTTGTGGCCGTTTGTGTTGCTGGTACAGGAGCAACTGGGGCTTGTTCAGCCACACGAGCTGACAATGCCTGCTCCAACATGACCAATTTCAAGTAGGAAGGATTTTTCTCACTGCGATGAAATTCTGGAGTTCTGCGATGTTCAGCCACCAAAGTGCGAACACGCTTGAGCATACTACAGGCTTGGTTGTGTGAAATTGATTCAAAAGACACACGACTACCAAAGTAACTTTCGAATACTTTAGCGGCTTGTTTTGTTGGTGACGCTATGGCCAGTTCTTGCAGTTTCATTATTAAATCCTCGTTGTTGACAATATTTAGCCCAGTCGACACATTTGGCTAGTTGTTTTTCCAGCTGTTTTTTTTGTATAATCTTGGTTTCTAATTTGGTGCCTACACTGTCTCGAAAATCAAACTGTTTGCTACGATCCGCTATAGCGGCTCTAACAGCTATGTCTGTGGTCAAACTGGTTAATTTGTTGTCTAAAGTTAACAGTTCTCTAGCTGTATTATAAGCTCGATTTTTATCGGCTATACACCAGCTGAGTGCTGTTCTTGTCTGAGAGAAAATGCCCACTTCTGTGGCACTACAAAATACCCGATATCCAGTGCGTTCTGGATGTATGCGATAGCGACCAAACACTTCGTAAACACCGTCGTCGTTTTGCCAAATTGTGTTGGGAAGAATATCTTTAAACTCTTGCCTAAACAAGCGTTCAAAATCTTGGTTGGATTTCATTTAAGAACGTAGTGGGATATTAAATAAATCACTGATGCCGCTAAAAAACCAATGATGCCAACACCCCAACCAATTAATCGATCATTGTTTTTTTCAGTCAGCTTACTGACACTGGATTTAACTTCATTTACCATGACACAAAGATGTGCAATATTTTCGCTCATGCCTGTCATTTTGTCTTCTAGTGCATTGTAGCGTTCAGCACAGAGTTCCACGTGGGCTTCCAAGCTCTTTTTTTCAATGTCTGTAGCTTCAACGGTCATAATGTTCTCTTTATATCAATGGATTCGCTCTGAAGCTGATCCTATCAAGTATTTATGGAAATGGCGGCAAACCAGATGTTTTGCCTGGCACCCGATGTAACTAAAAAAGACTCAACGTCAGGATCATTGTTTAATTCTCTCAGCATGGGCACTCCGGCAGCATCAAGTTCCAACACTTCTGTGGGATTTGTGTCGGACCCAAATACACCGTCGCGGTCGTTTTCAAACTCAAACATCCAACGACTGCCGGTGCTGTCCTGTACCGGGTCAGTGACATCAAACAACTGAGTTCTTAGTCCTAGTATTTGTGTAAGCGTTTCCCAATTGCGTTGTTGATTTCGGCTGCGATTCCAGGATTCTTGATCAGCGATTGTTTGACCCGCACGGTCTCGAAATGGTATTTTATTGGGTTTAAAATGACCAGTGATACCAGTGGCCGTGATGTCAAACAGAGTCTGGCAAGCGTATCTCATGAGTCTTTCCTGCTGAGTTCGTAGACTATTTCTACCTGTTGACATAATTCATCCAGTGCAGGATTATTTTTGCGAGCACCTAGTATTTCAACCCATCGTCGACTTTGTTCCATTTCGTTTAGTTCTTTTTGCAGTGCAGGTTCGCGACTGTAAAGTTCGCGTACAGATTCACCAGGTCGGCGAGCATATACAGTACGTCCACCGTCGGGGCTTTCAAACACTGTTACTTCGGTAATTTTGCTGACTTCCATGCTAGTATTTAAGCTAGAAACACAAGCCAACAAAAAACCCGCCTCAGCGGGTTTTTGTAATCAATCAATTGATTAAGATGCAGCCAGTTTGAAACCAATACTTGTGCATGAATCTAACTGATAACCTGTGTAGGTAATGTTAGCATAGCTCAAGAAAATTGCTGTGTCAATTTGACTTGTTGCGTTAGAAGCAAGTGCGTTACCAAATGCACCAGCTGGGTATGTACCAAAGCTGAGTACTGTGCCGTCAACTTGATACTGAGCAACTGTACAAACACGTTGTAAACTTTGAATAACGTTAGAAACGTATTCGTTTACGTCTTGTTGTGTGGCAACAGAAGTGTTAGCAACTACGCGATAAAAGTCTAACTTAGGACCTGCAAAGTTAACAGGTGTTGCTGCTGTGGATGCGCCTGCTGCAACTGGGTTTAATACGTCAGTTGCAAATACTGGTTGTGCACCACCGGATACTGGGGTAATATAAGCCATTTTAAATCTCCTTAATATATGGTCTCAAAGGACCTACTAATATTTACCTTTTGAGACAAAAAAGGTGATTTAGGTCGCGGTTTCTGGATTATTTAAAGCACGATTTCCGGCACTAAATCCAAATCTGTTGACCAGTTTGGCACGGCCTGCAGGAGTGGCCACAACCCAGCCTTCTTGTCCAGGTTGTTGACGATCCAGCTGTGTCAGCACGTCTGTTTTCAAATC